CAGTGTCGTCCTGATAAGTTGCTGAGACAAGAGTTTCAGTACCACCCAACATTCCACCAGCATAATCCTCAACTTCTTCTTCCGTAAGTGTGGCTGAAATATAACCCGCCTCGCCATGATCCCCCCATCCATAAGCTAAATCCCACTCAGTCTTGTCAGTTGTAGTTATGTCATTAGCTGCTGATATAGCAAGGCAAGGATCGACTTCGGCATCTAAATATCCCAGGCCGATTACCCAATCGTAAATTTGATTAGCAGTTGACAGGTTTGGATCACTATCAGCAGGAGTAGCCGTACCCACACTGAGAGTATCGTCGGTAAGGATAATAGGTGCGGTCACGGCAAGGTTGGTATCGCTCGAAATATCCAGATCGCTAATAGTAGAAGTATTATGATCGTGACTATCGTTTCCAACCACCGTAGCATCGTAAGCCCCCGTAACATCACCACTAAAGCTATCTTCCAATTCGAGAAAACCATTAACATCCGAAAGAATAGTATAAAGATTGGCCTCAGAAAAAGCATCGATATTGGAATATATGTGATTATGGCTATCGTCAACAACTGTCATTGCCGCCCACTCACCGCTTATATCTGTTCCGCCCGGCTTTGTGCCTACGATTATTTCGCTGGTCAAGAGCGCAGAAGCCGTTCCTACGAGATAATTAACGTCGTTAGGCGCGCCCGTACCGCTTGGACTCCCGAACGATATAATCCCGTTTGCATCAATATAAACATATCCGGCGTTTAAGGAGTTCGGCCCGGTGTAGGAAACGCCGTTAAGCTCAATGTTATCGCCTTCAATGTAAAGGTCGTTTCCGACATTTACATCCCCTACTGTCCCAAAAGCTACCGAGGACAAAAAGAGAACAACTACGAGCCTATGAAGTCTTGAGATTTTACCCATGCGCTTCCGTCCCATTTTTGTACTCGCAGATCGTTGCCAGTTATAGTTATTTGCCATTTTACGTCACCGTTCGTTATTTCCATATATCTTGGCTCCAGTAACCAATTAACTCTTTTGGTTATTTCAGAGTATATATCCTTCTCTATCCACACAAGGAATTTGAGGAGATATTCTTCCAAATCATCTTCCTTTTTGTACGCCTTAAATTGATTTTTCTCCTTTAGCCGGTCCATTAGTGTACGTCCCCAGCCTCCTGAAAATATGGTATGATTGCGTGTATGCGAGGCCTATTGCCAGCTTCATCGTTACCTATCTCGATCCTGTGGAATTTGGCTATTGCATTGACATCGACCCGGTGTGTGACCATACCATCGCTACCGTCAATAGCCGTACAGGTAACAGTCACCGTTTGCCACGCAGAAGAATCAGTATTAAGATAGCACTTGACATCGAAGGTCGTAGCCGCACCAACATCTACAAGAAAATCTATCCAGCCTAAGTCCGCTTCTTTCCCGGCCTCTACAAATGGGCTCCACTGACCTGAAATAGCCTGAAAAGTAATCGCAGCGCCGTTGTCATCATTACCATCGTTTAGTTGATATACCTTACCATCCTGAGAACCCATCAAAGTAGTCGGATAGCCCGATTGAAGGCTCTTTTCGCTCCATGTGTAATCTATGGTTTTCCATGCGACATCAATATCAGCCCACGTCAAGTCCGATTCGAGCGCGGAGTATCCGAGGCAGTGGATAGGCAAACCATAAGTCGAAAAGCAGTTGTCCTCGTAATTCAGTACAATAGCACTGTCCGCGTAAATATTGCCGTCTGCGTTCGCAGAAGCCTCCTGCGAAGCGTAAGAAATCCACGCCTGTTCCGTTTCTTCGAGTACGAGACCGTAGGAATAACCTACCGAATCTTGGATCCAGTTCAGCATGAAGTCCGGTATCTTTTTATCTACGCCGTAAGTCTCTCGCCCGTCTGTCCCTACCAGTCTCGTTGGCCCTACGCCGAATATCACATCACTAAAAGAGACGAGCGACATAGGAGCGTAACATCCTTCAACCGAATCGATCCGAGTCCATTGGAACGGAAGATCGGGATCGCCGGTGTACTCAAAAGCCCAAACAGATCGCTCAAACCATACTATTAGAGTATCACCTATGAAATCGGCAGCTATCATCCATTCGTCGGTAGGGGCGTCAACATAGTTGGCATCTTTCCATGTCTTAGGATCGTTTACCTCACTCCATCGCGCCCGTTGCCTGTAAGCAGTAGCTCGTTCGGTTAGCTCGAATATTACCAAGTGTGATTTGATTGCAAATATAAACTTTATTCTCGTAATGTCGTTATCCGGTCCGCCTTCTACGTCGAGATCAATATAATGCCTGCTAAGGTTTGAGCCGTTGTAGGCCTGCAATATATTGTTGTCGTTGGTGATGTACGCTATTTCCTTCCAGTTCTCTACCCATATAAAATTCGTATTATCACCTGTATTCTCATCGTCCGTTCCCGCCGCTATGCAATCGCCTACGATTTCAGTCGCTGTACCCCGCTCAAAGAGTTCTTCTGATGTTTCGTCAAATGTGCCGCTAATTGTGCCATTGGCAAATATGATTGTCCCGCAGGCGTCATCGCCAGCAAAAGTGCCGGAATTTACTATTACTTCCTCTACCGTACCATAAGCGCCGCTCGTGTCACCTTCAACTACGTCGTCTTTCACCGGAGTCCAGTTCTGCTTCGATCCGTGTTTGAACCTTATTGAATGCCTCGTCAGGTCCAAAAATGGCTCCTGGCTCGCTGTCCCCGTTGCATCATCGGCTACCCATGTATCAGTTATTTTGTAGCTGTTTGCGTCAACCCTGGTTATATTGAACGTGCCGTTATAACTGGTAGTACCGCTTATCGTTACAATTTCGTCGTCCGTAAAGCCATGACTTGCTGACGTTACCGTTACTTCACCGCCACCGGCGTTTGCAAATTTAGTAATGGCCTTACCAGTCAGTCTGCTCGTCACAAATTTACAGGCCCGCTTTTTGTCCATTACCAGGAGTTCTTCGGTCGATCCCGAATACCAGTTCCATAGACCCATGACAGGATCGGTCTTTAGGGCCGGAGTCTTCGCCGCCGTTGCGATATGGCACATCTGACCGAATAAACTATAGCCCTTACGCTTTTCGAGTACGCCCTTTTTCAAATGGCAATTACGCAGGGTCGTAAAGGCATCTTTGGGCAAGAGCCATGCCTCTTTGTCGGTGACTTTACCGGCCCGCATATCGAAAATTGGATAAGGTTTATAAGCCATATCTTAACTCGGCATTTCTATTACAGTTAAAATTCTTGGGTAAGTTGCGCCAGGTTGAGAAACCGTTCCAACGGCATCTTTCCACTGAACCTTAAAAGTATGTTCACCTGCGGCCAAACTCGTTTCGAGCCATTGCATACCAATAGGGGCAAAGACATCGCCACCATTACTGTTAGCTTGGACTACATGGTGCGGGGTTCCATCTACATCAAATCTAATATTTACTCCGTCGTTGGTACTGAGTAGTCTGATAGTTGCGCTAAACTGTAAAAGAACATTGCCGCCTTTAGTTGTAATTGTTGATGCCATATTAGCCATATCTGCATAATTGCCTGACGTATTACTAATACTCGAAGTTCCTACAACCTGAGAAGACTGCCCTAAAGCGTCATCAACATATTTCTTGTTAGCAATCATTGCATCGGTGGTCGGAGCGTCCGAGGATGCCAGAAGCGACCCCTTTCCTGCTGTAGCAACGCCTGTAACGCCAAGCGTTCCGGCAACTACCGTATTTCCTGTTGTCGCTGCTACGGTGAACTTATTCGTCTTGACCGCAAAATTACCAGTTACGCCAAGTGTGCCTGCAAATACTCTGTTGGATGCCAAAAGTGCTGCGAATATCTCCGTCGATATTGGCGTCCATGTCGGGGGTGAAGCTCCATAAGCAGTAAGCACATTCATTTGATTGACAGGATCACTATTGGTATCAATCCACAAAGAGCCGTTGTCCTGTACGTTAAAGGCGCTGCCGTCCACCCTCGTAGCCGGGGCAGTATTAGCCATATAGCACCTGGCCGAGCCCTTCTTATGATGAGCCTGGTCCGCTGCCGTACCGCCCGTCGAAAACTCGTGTTCTCTATTAAGTGCGGTTTCTAAGGCTACGAAGTTGGCCAGTAGGTTCACCTGATCGACTGCCAGAGTATTGTCCGCGTTAGGTATAGTTTTATCCCATGCCATCGTTAGTACCCCGTAATTTCAAGTATCGCCGCGTGTGTTATAGTAGTAGCGGAAAAACCCACCTTTTTGGCCCCGCAGGTATCGACTAAGACCTCAGCGATATATTCGCCGGTTGGACTCATTGGCGATACCGACTTGTGCCAATGCTCATTAGTTACAGCTACAGTATCTGCAAATTCAAAACCGGATGTCCCCGCCGTCTGTGTACCCGTCGTAAATGTCAGAGTAGCCGCCCGACTATAATGGTCCGCCAATCCGTTCATAAAGGACATATCGAATACGGTAGTGTCGCCGTCAGTAGTAGAGCTACATCGAATCCGTATATTGTTCCATTCTGCCGGGATCGCGTAAACGCCGTTCGGGTCTGCCTGGAACTTAGTCGCTGTTCGGAATGTCACGCCCGGCGTAGTCTTTGACTTTTGGAAGTATCCGATGGAATTAGGCCCTATAGTGACCCACGCATCCTGACTCGAATGTAGTATGCCCGGATCAATCAAATCTCCGGTCTTATCGACAAGATAGGTCTTGGCTACGCCATACACTACACCCGACAATAACAAAATAATAAGTAATGTCTTTTTCATAATTAGCTCCTTAAAAGCGAGGTTTAGCCCGCTGGTTTTTGCTCGTTTGGATAATCTGCTTTCGGTTTATAAGTGTCTTGAAATTCTCGAATAAAGGTTTTAGTTTACTGGCCGTATCGTAGTTGCGTTCCTCGACGAGAATATCAATCGCAGTTCCGTAAGCGACTACCGGCCCCCATTCTGGTACGGTTATTGTCGCTAACGCCACTAATGCCGTTGGCTTGACTATCTGGCGTATCTTGATCTCGTAGATGTCGTCGGCCTTCGGTCCCGCATACAAAATACCGCCGTCGTAGAGTAAATCTATCGGAGTATTCCTTGTAGAGTGAAAACCATCGGTAAATGATGCAGTTACGCCAGAGCCGTCGAGATCAGTTGTACCCGGTACGAATCCACCCGAACCCGTTGACATTGCCGTAACGTAGCCCATACAGGCCAAAGAAGAACTCTCTTTCGTTAGTGCAAATACCGCTCGGCCCGGTGTATCGTAGCCCGTACTATTGGCCGCCGCAGCAGTTAGTGAAACCGTCCCGGAACTATTGATAGCAACGCGCCATGCCCCGTACTTGTTCTGCGGGATAGTATCGCCGGACAATGCCGTTTCACCCGCCGCACCTGAATACGAATAGGTAGTTATGTTGTAGGTGAAGGCTACATACTTAACTGCTTTTGTGCTCGATGTCCCTATTACCAGTCCGGGATCGGTAACACAATACGGAGAACCCGTGTTCTTCGGGTATAAATCGAAGAAGTCGTTAGGATTCTGGTACAAAGCGACTTTCTGGCCGTTGACCCACGCCGGACGTTCCAATAGGAGAACTTCGGCAGATACCGTATATTCGCCGCTATCGCTTACCGCCGTCGCCTGTGTAAACCATCCCTTTAACTGCTCGGGCCTGACTTCTGCCGGAAATTGGCTGCGGTAATAGTCGTTTATTTTATTGATAATGTTAGCATTGCTAAGTTGGGACGTACTGCGCTTGCCTGTTAGTTTGCGTACCTTTGCCTGTATTTGTTCCAATGTCCAAGTAAGTGACATTTCATACCTCTAAAAATAGGGCGAAGCCGAAGCCCCGCCCCGTTAAAAACTATAAACCAAGTTCCGCGGTTGTGTGTAATCGGTAGTAAATAATCACACGTACATCACTGTTGCCAGAATTTGTCCAGTCCGTGCCAGTGTTATCCAAAACGATTGATTGGTCTGTACTACCTGCTTCTGTAAAAGTAGCAGTAACACCAACAATCGGGGACACCATCAAAACAGAATCCGCCGTGGCAGTTGCAAATCCTGTTGCGTCTATTGTCTCCGAAACAATCGAACCACTGCCATCGGTGTACCTAAAAACAAGGTCATCGGGTGCAGACGGTTCAGTCCAAGCTGTTGAAAGGTAATCCAAAGCCAAAACAGCAGAAACAAACTCGTATGTTAAATCGGTCCCAGCGGGTGAAGCAAGTATCTCAAAAGGACTACCCTCAAGGTCAGACATTTCAGCAGCATTGATGTCAACAACTGCCCTAAGAAGTGTGTTGTTAGGCAAAGTCACAGCGCCATTAACAGTAAGATCAACACATGTAATGTCCCCATCTTTCGCAGCAGACCATAGATTGCCCGTTCCCTCGATGTCGGCGCCTGTCCCGGTATTCTCGATCTCGATACCATCACTTGAGCCACCCGAAACAGTTACTGTTATTCCGTCTCCGGCAGCAGCGCCCGTGTGACTAATTTCCAATATAGATGTAGCATCGGCGTCGTCGTTAGTCATTTGGATAGCACCGTCAGCTACATCAATAGCCCTGCCGCCACCGGCGCTTCCCTGGTCGTAAGCCGCATTGAGTGTATTATCACCCGTACCAGCGGAAAGAGATACCCATGCCGAAGCATTGCGGAATGTCATGGCATCAGTGTCACTATCGTAGTACATAAACCCTTCGGTTGCAGCCGGGGCCGTAGATATTGGATTGTAATAAACGTAACTATCTACATCCAGGCCATCGAGATTAGGGATTAGAGTACCGAATGAAAAGACGGCGGACGTATCTGAGGACATCGTTACCAAATTAGATGCAAATGTCCAAAGTAGCCCTTCGGAGTTCTCATTCCATTCGATAATGTTGTTTGTAGCATTATCGAACGTAGCGCCGTTATCGAACGTTATAGTATCGCCGTTGAACTCGTCCCGCATTTCCTGCAATAAGGAACGCAATCGCCTTGTACTACCGGCTTGTCTTTGACTTACGGTAGTAGTTGCATAAGTCACGCTGACTGCTATCAAAAACACCGTGATCAAAATTATAGCAGTCCAATGTTTGTTTATAAGTTTCTTCATTATTTGGCCTCCTTTGTGGCCTTCTTTAGTGACTCTATTTTCAGAGTCGTTTCGACATTCTGGCCCTTTAGATCATTAACCTCGTCGATAATTTCGTTCACGACTTTGGCCAGACCCGCAAGCCGACTAATTTTTGATAAACTTGGCTTTTCCATTGTTTACCTTTCATAAACGGGAAATGAGGAAGCGGTGACGCTTTCCAGCGACTACCATGCTACGACCTTCTTCCTGACCCTCTTTGTACCTGCTGTAAGGCCAGGAAAGGGATTCCATGTGTTTTACAGTGCTGGTGGGTAACGAATACACTTCGCCGTTAAGAAGGTGATAATGCTTAGGCTCAAAAGCCTGTTTGACTTTCGATTTGCCGTTAGCGCCCTTAATGAGTATGGGCTCTCGTTGGTAAACGAAATTAAAATCCTGACCCGTCTGTTCCAAGTCTAAAGTGAGGTCTATCACCTTAACCTTGATCATAGGATCACCTTCTTTTTCTGCCTTCTCTGCCATGATTTCCAGGCATTTCTCGCAGTTGCAACCCTGTGGGTCCAATACGGCGGGCTCGTCTAATACACCACACACAGCCTGCTCACCGTCTGAAAAGTGAGTCACGCGCTCAGTCATTTTCCTATCCTTTCAAATTATTGTTAAGCAATATCGCCTATGTCCTCTACACGTCTTCCTTTGTAGCACTCGACATAAGCTATTTTGTCGTTTGTGAGCAGTGTTGCTCCCAGGGTGATACCGAGGCCCTTACCGGGTACGAGGTTTTCCTCTCGGCATATAAAGGTATTGCTCTCATCGTCGGTGACTTCATCACCCGGAGTTGTGGGCCATGTAGGCTCAGTGCCGAGGATCGATGTTGTCGCAGTACATTCATAGACATAGCCGTTGTGCGTACTCGGTCTATAAATAGTACCTATTACTGTCAACGCACGGGTGGTTGGTTGCGAATCACCGGCGAGGAAGTCCGAATCTACCGCTGTCGCTATCAACTTGCCTGTTTTTGGATGCTCGATAAGAACATGCGGAATCTTAGAACCATCGTAAGCACAAATACCCTTAGCCTTGGTGTCGTTATAACTCCTGACACCATCGGCGCCATGGATTTTTACCCCGTATTCCCAACTGCCCGAATCTGATTCATCGCTATCTTCCTGCATCTCGCCATACCAGTAATACTCATCTGGTAGGGAATTTGCAGCATCGACCACGCAGACCCTAACGAGTGCCGGGATATAACCCAGTTCAAGGTTGTAACTTGCCGCGGCGCCTTCTAATCTAATAATATCAACATTATCCATCTTGATTATGCTCCTTTCTTTACGCTCTTTTCGTAACCTTGTGGACGATTACATTGTTATCATTCAGGATTCGGCAGACGTTCATAAACTTCCAGGCCGCTGTCTGGCGCTGATTGCCAGGATCGGTCGCACCTGCACTGCCACGTTGGTGCATGATGAGCTTGGCGTTTGCTTTCTTAAGACTCACAACGCCGTAAGCGTTCTTAGCCAGGCAAATTATGTAATAGTAATCGCCCGCCGTTGTCGGGAACGCATCTGTTGCGTCACCTTCCTTATGCGCCAATGTTGATCCTAAGAACCTCAACTCGTTTACTGAGCCGCGCTCCGCTTCCATAACGCCCTGCTGCTTCGGATACTCGGAAGTATTGAGGAAGCCGGAAACTTTCTTGAGGTCGCTATTAAGCGCTGTGTTCATAAGCGCCCAGTAAGCTGCCATAACAGGCGCTGTACCCTGACCGGTACTGGCCTTAATCATAGGAGCTATCTCTTTGGCGTCATTATTCTGCAATAGCTGTGTTACAGCGTCGAGGTCGGTTTCATTCAATGCCGTTGCCGTACCACTGCTACTGCTACTGGCAGTTGTTGACGATGCAGACGAAACGAGGACGTTTCTGATTAACTCATCTTCTGTCCGGTGCATCTGATCGTTCAATTCCGAAACGGCCACGTTAAGGGCCTTGTTCTCGCAGGTAAACTCAAGGACGTCTGTAATCAGTACGAAGTCCATGTACTGAGCTACGGTCGCGCTTATATCCTGCTTTGAGAGCGTCTTGCCCGGAGGTGTGATACCCTCGACGATCTCGGTTGTCGCTGTTGGCAACTGTGCGTATCTACGCCATGTAGCGGTCTTACCGTGACCGGCAGGCAGAGTAAAGCGGTCGGCGAACAGTGAATGAATAAGTTTTGGTTTGTTCCGCAATAGCAGCAGTTTGAAAAAGTATGTATTCACCGCTGGCGTAATGACGGTAGTCGTTGTCATATTATCAGACATCTTCTTACCTTTCTGTTAAATTGTGGCCCCTTGCGCCCTCGCAATATTGAGAAATTCCTCGTCTGACATATTGGCGTACCTGCCTTCATCACTGAGTGCAGAGCCGCCTTTTACAGTGCTCGTGGATTTCACTCGATTTGCGTTCTTAACAGCTTCGTCGATCTCTTTCTTAGCCTCTTTCTTAGTGATCTTCTCCGAAGGATTTTCCACCGCCGATTCTTCCTTCTTCTTTGCGTACAGCTTCGCCATACTATAGGCGGCTACCTGCGGATTCTTGCTGTTTTGAATGGTCGCTAATAGGGCCGGGTTAGCCTTTATAGCTTCTGTTAATGGCACGGCGAACTGGCCAGATCGCATCTGGTCCTCAGTGCCTACCACTTGTGCAAAATCAGGATTGTCGAGCTTAAAAGCCATGTTCGATAGTTGTGTAGCCGTTTGGCTCTGGTAGTATTCGTTGATCTGCTTTAACTGCTTGGCCGTTGGTATCGTTTCCTCGTCGTTTACGTCAAGACCAACATGCTGCATGATGTCGAACTGCTTAGGCGCAGGCTGCGAATTGTTGGTATTGGCCTTTAACAAAGCGAGTTGCTGACCGAGTAACTGGTTCGATTCTTCAACGTCCCTTAGCTTGGTGTTGATCTCCTCGAACCGTTCCATCGGCACAGTTTCTTCCTTGACCGGCTCACCGGCTGGTTCTACAACTGGTTCTACGACTGGCTCTACGACTGGCTCTGGTTCTACTACTGGCTTTACTACTGTTTCTACATCCATTTTGCACATCCTTTCTTAAAGTCCGGCTTCGACTTAGGAGCGTGCGGCGAATACGCTCATATTTAACGCCTTAGCCACGTTTGTTAGTTATTAGTTAAGGGCGCAAAAAAAGCGGCCATACTGAGGGTATTGGCCCCAATACAGCCGCTATAATTTGCCTTGCGCTTCGTTACCAAGTTGCAATCAAGGTAACAAAGACCCGATTATTCAGTTGTCAATTAAGATATTTTCGTGTGCAACTCATGCACAACGGCACACACCTAACAGTAAACGGCAATTTTGTGGGTTCTACAAATTCCATTTCTTCACCTAATAAATTATCGGTATTCCTTCAACGTCCTTAGCTATCGAGTCCACTATCTGGGCATGTTTAGTTTCCTGAACAGGAGCGTCAGGAGGTAATACCCACAACTGCTTCAATTCACCTGTCTTATTGTTCACCGACCATAGCATTGTATTTAACATCTTGGGCGGTTTTCTATCGCGCGGAGCGAATGTCATATTAAGCTGAGTATGGTTCCTTAACCAACTCGCATGGAAAAGGATATAGTAAAGGTCTCGTCGATGCTTGTTTTGCCCTATGCACCTATCCAAGCCAGCCTGAAACACCTGAGTCATCGGCGGTATCAACTCACCTACTTGGACCATTTTATCTATGTTGTGTTTTGGTTCGAGTTTAGCCATAACTATCGCCTCGTCATTGCCTTGTTCTTATCCCGCTGCATGTTAATGTTTTCCAACTGGATCGCCTTATCGATGATGTTATTAAGCTGATCGTCGTCCATCTTCTTTATTTCACGAGCCGTCTTGACCCTATCGAGTGCAGCGGATGCCATGTCTTTCTCTACCTGGGCATGTCTTTCCTTCGCTCTGCCTTCGTCGGCTGCTACCCTGGCCTGTTTCATAGCCTCGGTTAATTGTACCGACTTCGCCTCCTGCTCACGTTGCTGGGCCATCTGCTGCTCGTTTTGCTTTATTAGCTGCTTAACCGTGTGCTTCATCTGCATCGGTAGAAACTCCATGACGAGACTCATAGGTATTAGATGGGCCTCGTTCGATTCCGCCGCTACCTTCCTAAGATTAAGTATCTCAATATACGCCATCTGCCTTTGCGTTTCGGTAAGAATACCCTCTTGAGGTACGAGATCGTAGTCCTCAATGTCTATACTGTAGAAGTTCGGGACGGGTTGCTCGTTAATTATTCGAGATACCTTCTTCTGATCGTAATTGGCTTTTATGAACTTGGCCAACTTGAAACCGAGTTGCTTCATTGCGAAACGCTTATTATCGAGTAAGTCCTGCAATACTACCAGGCTTGCCCCTTGCCTCAACTTCATCAAATAACCGCTCATCTGCTGCTTTAGTTCTTCGGTCCCGAACATAGAGTCATTGACACCTGCTATGTCGTTAATCAAGCTTTGCAGGTCGTGGTTTAATTGAAATAGCCCCGCTGGTATATCGCCAGGTAGTATCGGCTGGACCGATCCCATCTTGCCCTCTTTAATCCATATACCTTTACCCTGTCCCGATGCGTGTATATCATCTGGGTCAACTAATGAGTTTTCTTCTGCTATCAAGCCCGTAGATACCTGAGAATCTATAATGTCGAGTATCTTAGAGATACGCTTCGATACCTCTTTTTGCGGATCGCGTATCGGTCTTACTATTCCCTGCAACTTTATAGCCTGATCGTCGTATTCGGGATACCAGAAGCCTGACATATTGATAAACGGATAGTCGTCTATCTTATTAGGATCATCGCCCTCATGTACTACTAACCCATTGACATAGCTCGACATGACAACCGTTTCCTTCCAGTCGTCCCAACTGGTTAGCTGCATCGGGTAACGCTGCATGAGTTCTTTCAATAGTTTTTTCGTACCCTTCCACTCGAATTGCTGCCCTGACTGCCGGTTCCCTACATACTTAATCTTCTTAGTCTCTCGTTCCCAGAATACCGAGTAGTTCGCCCTGGTCCCCTCGTCTCGGCCCTTACCCTTATAAGCCGAAAACGGCAGGCTCTCACCCTCCGGCATCCTGGCATATTCGGTAATCAAACTCTCTTTGCCGGGCAATAGCGTCTTAATGTCATCGACCAGCATACCCTCGTCATGTGTTATTATGTACTTGCAATCCGATAGGTCACGCTTGAAGAAGTGAGGATCGAGTAAGAATGAGTTGTAGGGCTTGCGTGCGAATGAAATATTGCCCTTGCGGTCGGTAAACAGTTCGATCAGGTTTATTCCCGTAATCAGCGAGCCCATTTCAAATGCGTCGGAGACAACCTCATATCCGCCCCGATTCTCCATTAGGTGCATGATTACGCCGGTGTATTGACTGGCTACCTGATCGTCCGAGCCCTCCTGCCCGCCAATCTTCAAAGATAGCCTGTTCTTGCGCTCGAAGCCCCCTATGATCTTGACTACTCGACGTGTTATATTGAAGTTTAATATCTCCCTGTCCTGGTCCCTGAAATACTGCTTATCTGCCTCTGTCCAGGGGCTGTCTATAACGTACTTAAAGTCGGTATGCGCTTCGTCCATCCAGGGAAACCAACGGTCGTAAGCGTCGTTAAATGCACTCTCGAAATCTTTTTCCTTATCGTTCATTCTACCTTCTCAATAAATCACGAATAGCAGCTAAAGCCCCAACCAAAACAGTCACCGGCAAAACAAAACAAATAGCTATATCAGTTGCTAATCGCCACAAAACAGTCTGCTTATCTTGGTATTTCATTCTACCTTCCCTGTCGCTACTTCAACCCACTCCTCAAAACATGAGGGCCTACAAAAATGCTTCTCTTGATATTCTTCAGGCAAAGTTATTCCTCCTTGAAGTCCTATATAACCTTTTAGCGTTATCAAGTTTTGTTTGCTACCAGGCTTAGCACATTGCTCGCAAAAGTACTTTATCATTCTACTACCTCATAAGTCTGCTCGAATTGCCTCAGGGCATTTTCAACTTCCTTAATTTGTTTGATCAACTGATCTTGGCGATATGCTATAAATAGTATCGGAGCATAAATAACGAACACCATT